GCAACTGATACAACATTTACAGTTGCTGTTGCAACATCTAATTTTTTAATTGTACAAGTTCCGCCAGTAGATGATGTTAATGTTTCATCTATTGCAAAAGTGCCTGATACTGATTTAATTCTTAATAGGCCTCTATCACTATCAAAACTATCTATTGTACCTGTTGCTGATGATGTGCCACCTGTAACAGTACCGCCTGATACAAATGTTCCAATTACACTTGTAACAATCATATTGTTAAAGAAACCTAAAGTTGGAGGTGTGGGTGCTGTTTCATAACTAGCACCTAAAGATACTGTTTTTAATCTTTCAATTTTTCCTATTTCATCACCATATGCTTTTACTATTGCACCTGAGCCTGATGATGATGTAACTGTAACAGTAGGCAATGATGTATATTGACCACCTTGATTTGTTAAAAATATTTCTTCTATTGTTTGTAAGTCTGTAAATTTTTCTTGCATTAACACATTACCAGAATATTGGTCACCTTGTGTTGTAGCGTCTTCTAAAACTAATCTATCTTCAACACCTGTAGCTGGGTCTACACTATTGTTTTGGTCTGCAATACCACCATTTACTATTTTTACAAAACCGGCTGCATTGTTACCACCTGTACCTGTATTTGTAAATACTAAACTATCACCAACCTCATAACCTGTACCTTTATTATCAATTACAATTTCTGTTACACTACCAGGTCCAATATCTTCTACTTGAAATAATGCACCTACACCACCAGCAGTTACAGTAATTGTATCTGAAGTTAAGTTTAGTGAACCATCATTTGTAATATTTTTTGTACCAGGAATACCTGAAACAGTCGCTTTAATAAAGTAATCATCATTTTCGGATGTTGTTCCTTGTACTGTTTCACCTACTGTAAATGTACCTTGAATACTATCTGCGTTTAAAATTAATTGTGTAACTGTAGAAGCTCCAATTTGAAAAGTAGATGTGTTTTCAATAATAGCAGTTGCACTAGAAGACAATCCTGTTATTGTTCGTCCTACTAATTGTGTTGCGTCACCTACTGAAGCAATAACTCTTAAAACTTTTAGTGAATCAAATTGGCCGTCAGAAGCCTTTAACATTTGTTCTCTAGGATAAATTGTTTCAGATGTTTCATCAAATAAAATTCTGAAAAACATTTCATGGCCACGAACAGAACCTTTTGACCTATAAAGTGATTTAATATTTTTAACTAATTTTCTTTTATCTACACCACTTGCTAAATTTTCTGGAAGAGTCGCAAGAAACTCATCTCTCATATTAAATAAGAAGTGATTAATAACCCTATCAGGATCCCTAAAGTTAATTAAATCAACAATGTTATTTACAGGATTGGGTTTATAATTTGATATTGTAGCTGTAGCGCCTGAAGATTGACCTACAACTTGTTCAGTAAGTCCAAATTTATCTTGTGCTGAAATAATTAGTTTTAAAGGGTCTTCACATTCTGTAATTACAACTGCTGTTGCACCTGTTGTTTGACCAACAATTGTTTCACCTCTTGTAAAAGATCCTACAGGAGTTTCTTCTAAAAGAATTTTATCTCCCTCATCTAATAATGTTCTTGCTGTATCTTTACGACTAGAGTTTAAAACTAAATTATTTACTTGACCTGTTTCTGATTGTAATAAAATACCATCTGTAGCCTGTACGCTTGAAAAACTTATTTCAGCAGACTCTAATAATTGATAGTAGGTTTTTAAAAATTGAGCAAATTTGGGGTGGTCAGCAACTACAAATTCTGGTAGTTGGCTGTTGAGTATAGTTGAAATTTTTTCATTAAATTTTGCCATTGCTCATTAATAGCTTGATGTTGTTGTATAACCTACACCAGCATCCGCTGAACCTCCTACAAATGTGTCTGGTGTTACAGTAATACTTGAATTCGATATATCTATTTCTACAATCTGGTCTCTAACAGGAACTACATCATTTGAATCTGGTGTAACAGTTAATTCTATTACTGTTGAACTTGAACCTCTAATATTAGAAATAGACGCAACATTTAAAGAGTTAAGTGTAATTTGACCTGTTGCATAATCAATTGTTCCTTGAGTTTCATTTGCATAGGTTCTAATACCAGAAGCTAGATAGTATCTTCTAACATTACCTTGACCATCATCATCTAAAAACATTTCTAAATCACTACCAGTAACTTTAAAACCAGTTGAAGTTAAAATACCACCTGCAGCTGAATTATGACCTGAATGAGGGTTAAATAAACCATTTCTAAAATATATGTCATATCTTGTAGATGAAGCTAAAGTTGGTGTAAATGATTTTCTAATTTTTATTGTTGTAATATTTGACAATATACTTGTGTCTGTGTTATCAATTAAACCTGTCAATTTTGAGTGACGATAAATTGAATCAAATTTTTGTAATGTATTTGTATTGTAATTTGTAATAGATGTTATTACATCAGATTTTATTGTGTCAGCAGATTTTGTTGTCGAAGCTGAAGAGAATTTTACTGTAGAAGTTAACAATACTGAAGTTGTTTCTGGATCCACAATTTGAGGAGATACAGAAGCAACATTATAAGGTTTTAATGAATCTACAATACTCTGTTTTGTTGTTTCAGTTAATGTAGAACCTGAGGCTGCTTTAATACCAATCTTTACAATACCATATCTTGGTGTTTCATCATCTTCACCACCCCATGCACTAACTGATAATGCATTTGGATAAATTTGTTTTACTAAAGTTTCATAATCGGTTGTTGTTACCGCTCTTTCTTGAGCTGCATAATTTAATGGTGCGTTGTGTCTGATTGAATCGTTTGTTTCACTTTCAGAACCACCTTGTGAACTTGATACTGTAGAAATTGTAACATTTGTAAATCCACCAATATTACCTGATAGTGAAAAAGAACTTGCACCATTTGAAACTGTTTTATTTGTAACAATGTATTCTAAAATTACAATGTTACCATCTGATAACGCTAAACCATTTACACCGTCACCGAAATAAACTTCATATCTGCCATCTTGGCCTTCTTGTATAAAATAAACTTTTGATGTAGCAGTAACATTATTATAACCACCTGCTAATGAATATGTGTTTGTTGTTGTATCAGCTGAACTGTTTTGTACTTTAACTAATAAAGTTGATGTGTCGGCATTTGCTGTAGGAATAATAAATTTTTGGTCTACATCATTTACATCTACTGTATATTTAAAAGTAACTAAAGTACCCTCATAAACAGGTACTCCTGAAAATTTGTAAATACCAGCAACTGGTGTAATTGTAATATCTGAATTGTTTACATATTGATAAGAAGTATTATCAACAGTTGTTGTAAACACGGTTCCTTTTGACATTGTAACACTTGTGCCTGTTGCATTGTTAAGTGTAACATCAATAGAGGCCATAGGCGCTCTAGGTGATGATGGTGTATAACCAATCATCTTTGCTAATGATACAATGTTGTTTCTTATATCTGCACTATCAAGATATAATTCATTTGTTGCCATGTTGGCAAGATAAGCTAGATAATGTGTATTGTAAGATAAAATATCTAAAAGAATATTTAAAGAACTACCTTCAAAATCGTAGTCTTGAAACTCTACTTGACCTTGTAAAAAGTTTTTTAAATTTACTTTGATTGCGTCAAAGTCATAATCTGATACAACAATTTTATTTGCACCTGTAGCCATTTATTATCTTACCCTTTGTAAAAATGTTTGCACAACTTGTGGACCTGGCACACCAACAACATAAAAATAAATATCTACAACTAATCTATTTCTATCTTGGTCATCATCAACAGTTACATTTTGTAAATTAATTCTAGGTTCGTAGTTGATTAAAACTTCTTCTATTTTTCTTTGTAAAAATACTTTGGTCATAGGTGTAAAAGGTTCAAATAATAACTCTCTTATACCACAACCTAATTCTGGTTGAAAAGGTCTCTCGTAAAAATTAGTTTGAACTAGATTTTTAACTGACCTTTTAACTGCGATTACATCTTCTACAACATTAACATCATTAGTTACAATGTTTCTACCAAAATCTAGGTCTATATCCCTAAATTTTCTGGAGTTTCTTGTACTTTTACTTTGAGTTTGAGAATCGTATATCGCCATAACGGTAATATTTATAACGATTATCTAGCCGTTTGCAAAAACATTACCAGAACCACTTGTCATAGCGCCACTATCTGTACTATCACCAATTCTTGCAACTGCTAAGCCTTCTACAAACACATTTGGAGAACCTGCATTTACATTTGCTACATGTGGCGCACAAGGTGGTAATGGTGGAAATGGGTGTGATACAGTAGGGTCACTTACTCTTGCAATTAATATACTATTTGCAAAACAAGTNCCTTGACCTGGTGTATCTAAAGTAGTCGTACTTGCACAAATATGACCTGTAGATAAACTATCACCTTTTCTACTAACGGCTGGCATTTTTAGCTTTTAAGGCCTCTCTTCTTTGTTCTTGTAAAATAGATTGTCTTAATTTTCTACCTATTGGTATAACAATTGAATGGCACATTTCTTTGCCTTTTTTACTGATATATTCTACACTAATCATTTTATCTTTAAATTCACCTTGTACAGCTCTTGTTGCCTTCTTCAAACTTATCTCTTCTTTTTCTTTTTCAACACCATCTGCGTTCCAAAACT